CCGAGGCTGGCAAGCGCCTGATGACCGATGCCGAGGGCGAAAAGCTGGCCGGTGTCTCTGAGGGTGCCACCAAGACCGCAGCCAGCTCCACCAACGGCAATGTGAACATTGACGGCAAGGAAGTCGTCGTGTACACCGAGCCGGAGAATGTTCTGCACGACGAGGATGTGGAGGACTTCTCCGCAGAGGAGATCGCCACTCTGCTGGCTGACTAAGACATGAGGAGGTAAGCTCTATGGCAAAAGCGAAGATCAAAACGCTTTTGGGCACAGGGCTTGCCGCGCTTTGCAGCCACATCAAGCAGTGCAACACCGCACTCGGAGACCTTTCCGAAGCAACGGCAAACGGATTCGAGGAAACCGATGACATCCTGCACGAAAAGCAGGATGTCACGGCTGCGGTGTCTTTTACGATTCCGGTCGATGGCTGGGGCGAGGATGATTCCTCCCCCGGCTATTTTTATTGTGACATCCCCATTGCGGGCCTGTTGGCTACCGACATTGTGGATGTTACGGTACTGCCGGAATTTTACGATGTGGCGGGTGCGGTGGGCTTTATTGCGACCGAAAGCCTCGAAGGAAAGCTGCGGCTGAGGGCCGCCAAAGCTCCGACCGAGAAAATTTCTGCACAGTATCACATTACAAGCACCGTGAAATACACGGCTGCACAGGAAGGGGGAACCTAAATGGCATACGGTTCTTTTAACGCAGGCCCCGGCAAGGCGCCGGATGAAGATGTTGTCCGCACTAACCAGATCGGCGTACCGGGCGGCGTGGCAACGCTGGATGCGGATGGTAAGCTGTCTGAATCGCAGCGTCCGGCGGTGGACGCATACACCAAGGCTGAGACCGACCAGCGCATCAGCGCAGCCGTGGACGCTCACAACGGTGCGGAGAATGCCCACAGCGACATCCGTGCCAGTGTGGCAGCTATGAACGCCAGCATCAAGGCCATTGAGCTGAAGTTCGGCACGAACGTCACGAAAAACCCGTTTTCTGCCACGTTCGGCAGCCTTGACGGTCTGGCCGTCGCCGGCGTGTGGAACGCAGAACAGGCGAGGGTGGAGTTCTGATGGCTGAAACATTCAAGGTCGGCGCGAATGCGCGGGAGCTGCTGCGGTACACCCAGAGGGCAACCCGCATTGTCACCGACGACATCAGCCGGAGCGATGCCCGGAAGATCATCCAGAAAGTCGCGGCGCTCGAAGATGTGCGCGACATCCAGAAGGTGTGCGGCACTGCCGTCCATGCACTCGACACACGGGACAGGGAGGGCTTTTCCAAAAGCACTTTCCGTCTGTACGGTGAGGGCATCCGGCTGACTGCCCGGCAAATCCTGCTGGATGCACACGCGGCGAACAACGTCAATTTCCAGACCGACTACGACAAGCGCGTTGAGAAGATCGGCGCAGTTGTGGACGGCTGCTCTCTGCTACTGGAATACCTGACCATCTGCACGGAGGAAGGTATCATCAGTGCGAAGAAAGCCGGTATCTGGACAAAGAAGGTCACGGACGTAAAATACCCGGCGATGAAGTGGCTCACGTCGGAACGCGGACGTGCCGAAAAACTCCGGGCAGAAGCGGAACGGAAACGGCTGACCGAACAGGCTGCCGCCCTGAAAGCCGTCCTTTACCCGGAACCGTAAACGCACAGCGGGCAACCGCTTTGCATAAAGGGTGCGGTTTGTTTGTCTGACGCTGCCATTTGGTGGCTGCGCTCTCCGAACACCAACAATAACAACAACGTCTGGAACGTCAACACCGATGGCTCCAACAACAACAACTGGTACAACAACTCCTATGGTGTTCGCCCCGCTCTGATGGAACCGTGTGACGAGTAGGCATAAGCTGAAAGCAGTGCGCCCATCAAAGGAAACCGCATCCTGTCGCTTGCCGATGCAGGCAAGTGATAAATACATCCCGCTGAGGTGGGCCATCCCTGCCGGATGCAGCCCACTACCGTAACGCGAACCAGCGGAGGGTCATTTTGACATACGAAGAACTGTGCAGCTTTGAGGTACTTTACAAAGCCTACCTTGAAGCCCGGAAGGGAAAGCGCAGTAAAAGCAAAACAATCGAGTACGAGGCGCAGGCGCTGGCCTGCACGGAAAAGCTCTCCCGTAAGCTGGCTGTCTGCAATGTGCGGCAGCCAGACGGGAGCATTCGGCAGCAGATACGCTATGTGCCAAGTAAGTTTGAGGTCTTTGCCGTCTACGAGCCGAAGCGCCGCATGGTACACGCCCCCGCATTTGTGGACAAGGTGGTGCTGCACGCTCTGGTCGATAACATCCTGTATGATGCCCTGACAAAGAGCTTTATCCGGGACAGCCACGCCAGCCAGACCGGAAAAGGAACAGACGACGGCCTGATGCGCCTGAAAACCCACATGGTGGACTATTACCGCCGTGAGGGCCACGGCGCGGACGGCTGGGTGCTGAAAGGCGACGTGCGGCATTTCTTCGCCAGCATCGACCACCGGAAGCTAAAACGCAAGCTCAAAGCCGTGCTGGACAAGCGCGGCGTTGACCCGCGTGTCTATGAGCTGCTTTGCATCTACATCGACGTGATGGAGGACGGCTTGCCGCTGGGCTACCAGACGAGCCAGCTTTTCGCCCTCATGTTTTTGGACGAGTTCGACCACATCATCAAAGAAAAGTACCGCATCAAATACTATGGCCGATACATGGATGATTTCTACATCATCTGTTCGGACAAGAAGAAATTGCAGTGCATTCTCCGGGATGTTCGGGCGCTCATGGACAGTTACGGCCTTGAGCTGAACCAGAAAACCGCCATTTTCCCGCTGCGGAACGGTATTGATTTTCTGGGATTCCATAGCTACCTGACCGACACCGGCGCGGTCATCCAAAAGCTGCGCCGGGATAGCTCCAAGCGGATGAAGAACAAGATCAGATATTGGGAGACGGCATACCCCGCAGGCGAAGTGACCAAGCAGGAAATCCTGCGGAGCTTTGATGCGTGGGATGCCCATGCCGCCCATGGTGATACTTACTCTTTACGCCGCAAGTACGCTGACCGGCTCGAAAAATTGCTTGACTGTAAAATCCCTATCCATCGAAAAATCAACTCGAACAAACTCGCGCGTGACAGACGGCGGGCGAGGCAATGCTGCTGCATCTACAAGAAGCAGCACAAAGCCCTGTCCCTCTCTGTATCGCAGAACACGCGGCCCGCGGAGATCATGCCGTGGGCCTGAACGAAAACAAGGAGGTAACAATGGCAAACGTAAAACTGGGCACGAAAGCCGTTGGCAGCATTGTCAAAATCAAAGTCAACGGCGCGTCCAAAGATTTTATTGTTGTGCAGCAGGGCAACCCGAACACCAGCACCTATGATTCGAGTTGCAATGGAACGTGGCTGCTGATGAAGGACATCTACACCACGTCCACGTTCGGCAACAATAACTCCTACAAGGATTCCGGCATCCACACATACCTGAACGGAACATTCTACAACCTCATCGACAGCAACATCCGGGCGGCTATTAAGCAGGTGAAAATCCCGTACCAGAACGGCACTGGTTCCGGCGGCAGCCTTGCCACCGGCTCCAACGGCCTGAGCACCAAAGTGTTCCTGCTGTCTGGTTATGAGGTTGGTTGGACGACCAGCGACAACGGCTATTTCCCGAAGGACGGTGTGAGGCTGGCATACTTTGGCAACAGCTCCAGCGGTAACAGCAAGCGTATTGCATACAATGGCAGCTCCGCTGCCATTTGGTGGCTGCGCTCTCCGTACACCGGCAATGACAACGGCGTCTGGAGCGTCAGCACCGATGGCTCCGGCTACATCTACTGGTGCGGCAGCTCCTGTGGTGTTCGCCCCGCTTTCATTCTTCCCTCTACACTCCTGGTCTCTGACGATGGCACGGTCAGTGTCAACACTGCACCTACCGTCAGCACGGACGGCGCAGCTCTGGGGCGGAAGAACGCGGCCTTTGCGTGGAAGTACACCGTCAGGGATGCCGACGGCGACACCTTGACCGTCACCGAAAAGCTGGACGGCAAGACCACCAAGACCCGCACCGGCGTTGCCAGCGGCACGGCTCTGACCTTTGAGCAGACGGCCAGCGCTGCCGGATTCCAGAAAATCCTGAACGGCAACCACACCATCACCGTTGAGGTGAGCGACGGCAAGGAAACCGTCAGCACGTCCGCGACCTTTACCAAGGCCGTCCACGCCGCAAGCGTGACGCTGGCTGAACCGTTGGCCGTTGAGGGCGACATTACCGTTGCCGTGCTTCAGGTGACCGGCTCCATCCCCGATGATGCGAAGTTCAAAGCCGAAGTGACCAACAACGCACTCGACAGCTCCCCGGTCTGGCAGGATGCCACGACCGAGGTGAAAAAAGGCGTGAACATCGTCTTTGAGAATAAGACCGCCACCAACGGCGCGGCGTTTAACTTCCGCGTCAGCGTGGAGCGCGGCGAATCCGGCGAGGGCGGCTACATCGAAGCCGTCTCCGGCGCATTCCAGTAAGGAGGACAGTCACCATGATTCAGTGGAAAAAGGACAATCTGCCCACCCGGCAGGAGAAGGAAGCCGCAGCCAAGAAGCAGCAGGAGCACGAACAGTTGCCCGACCGTGTGGCTGAAATGGAAGATGCCCTGTGCGAACAGGACGCGGCCAACGAGAAGCGCTTGACCGACATCGAAACCGCGCTGTGTGAGCTGGACGCAGCGCTGAACAAGGAATAAGGAGGTATCACCATGAACATCATTTGGGCAAACCGTTTGGTTGCAGGCACTAAGACTTGGGCTGAGATGCCCGCATCCCGCCGCGTTGGCGTGAAGAAAGTTCTGGCCGAGCGCGTAAACAAGGGCGAGATCACCGCCGAGGACTACAAGAACATCACGGGCGAAGACTATGCAGCATAAAAGCTGGCCCGATCTGTGCGAAAGCCTGCTGACCCGGCTGGAAACCAGTGGTGCGGACACGACCGCAGAGCGCGGCGAATTTGCCGTGCTGGTGGCTGAGTGCGGGTCGAGCGGCTGCAAAATGGCATTGAGCCAGAAAGGAGAAAACGACAATGGCGATTAAAGCCTATTCACTGGCAAAGGATGGTAACAAGAAACTGTCCGCAAATTTTGCCGTGAAAGAGTTTCGCTGCAAGGATGGGACTGACCCCATCTTTATTGATGATGTGTTGGTGAAACTGTTGCAGAACATCCGGAATCACTTTGGAAAGGCTGTTACGATCACCAGTGCATATCGCACTGCCGCCCATAACAAGGCGGTCAAGGGCGCAACGTACAGTCAGCATTGCTACGGTATGGCGGCAGATATTCGGATTCAGGGCGTGGACGTGGAAACGCTCGCGACCTACGCCGAAACGCTGCTGAAAAACACCGGCGGCATCGGACGTTACCCGGTAAAAACTGGTCGTCCTGCTGGCTGGGTACACATCGACACCCGTGCGGTAAAGAGCCGTTGGGTGGGTTAAGAGTAGGAGGAAAACAAAATGGAGAACATTCTGAAAGTTTTTTTGATGGCATTCCCTGAATGGCTGGCCTGCATCTTCATGGTGGTCGGCCTTGTGGTCACGGCGCTGGCGGCGGTACGTCTGGGTTACGGCCTTGTGGTCGCAAAGACTGTGTACAAGTGGATCGTCAACGCAGAGGAAATGTTCGGTAGTGGCGCAGGCGCAGAAAAGAAAGCCCATGTCATTGCCGTACTGCGCGGGTACACCCCGGACTGGCTGGACTGGGCAATCAATGAGCGGACGCTGGACTGGATCGTGCAGATCGTGTTCAACTTCACCAAGGTGAAGCTCGAAGATTACATGGAAAAGAAATCCGCAGAAACCACTACTGTGGCCCACTTCGGTAACGTGGGGGAGGACAACAAGAATCGCAGGGAGTAAACGATGCTGGAATTTATCGTCAAATACTGGGCGCAATGGCTTTTCGGCATCGTGGCGGCAGGTCTGACCGCTGCATACCGTAATCTCTCCAAGAAGATCAAGGCACAGAAAGAGGAAAACAAGGCAATCAAAAACGGTCTGCTGGCAATTCTCCACGACCGGCTGTATCAGGCGTGTACCCATTACATCGAGAAAGGGTACATCGACCTGCCCGGTTTGAAGAACATTGAATACCTCTATAAGAGTTATCACGCTCTGGGAGGTAACGGAACCGGAACTGAATTGTATACGAGAGCAAAGGCACTCCCCATCCGGGACGACTGAGCTAAACTACATCCCCGCTGGTGGTCCTACCCGGATCGCTGGCGGGGGATTTTTTGTTTGTCTGGAAGTTTTGCACAAAGGAAATGTGCAAAGTGTGGAAAAATTGCGAATTGACAACGGTATACCGTATAATTTACGCTTAAAACGAAAATAAACGCCATAGTCGAAAGGAGGAAAACGGCGTGCGAGTGTTCAAACAGCTTACGCTTACAGACCGAATCCGTATTGAAAAGTGGTTGAAAGATGGGCTGAGAGTAAAGGAAATCGCAGACAGGTTGCGGGTTGACCCGTCCACGGTGTACCGGGAACTGAAACGCGGCAGCTACGACAAGTTGGACGGTAAGACGTGGAAGCTGATTCCTACATATAGCCCGGATATTGCAGAACAAAGGTATCAGGCACATCTTCGGGAGAAGGGACCAAACCTTAAGATTGGCAAGGATCATGAGCTTGCAAGCTATATCGAGCAGACCATTATAGATAAGGATTGTTCACCGGCTGCTGTGTACGGTTATGCCCTGGAAGAAGGACGGACATTCAAAACGCATATATCGGTGCCTACCATATACAGCTACATCAAAAAGGGCGTGTTCCTGAACTTGACGCAAAAGGCTCTGCCCAGACATGGAGTGCATAAGGGCGACTATAAGAAGGTGAAAACAAAGGATCCTGCTCGTGCGCCTGCCGGTGAGAGCATCGAAAAACGCCCGGCGGAAGTAAAAGACCGTGAAGAATTTGGACACTGGGAAATGGACACGGTGTATTCTGGCAAGAAGAAAAGCACGGTTGCGCTGCTAGTGCTGACTGAGCGCAAGACCCGAAACGAAAATATTATAGTGGTGCCAGATCGCCGCGCAGAGACGACCGTGCGGGCAATCAATGCACTGGAACGGAAGTTAGGTGCAGAGAAGTTTGGCATTATCTATAAGAGCATCACAGTGGACAACGGCAGTGAGTTTGCATTGGCCGACCAGCTGGAACAGTCCTGCATCACCGGAGATAAGCGGACGAAGGTGTACTATTGTCATCCGTATTCTTCTTGGGAACGCGGGAGCAATGAGAATGTAAACGGAATGATCCGCCGTCGGCATCCGAAAGGCACGGACTTCTCAAAACTCACGGCGGAAGAAATCGCAGCCACGGAGAATTGGATCAACAGCTATCCCAGAAAAATTTTCGGCTATAAGAGTGCCGGCACGATGTTCCGTGAATGTCTACGGGAGCTTGGATTGACAGCATAAGCGACACGAAAGCAGAAAATCATTGGTAAAATTGAACAATAGAGGGTGGCTGCAAGCGAGATGAACTTGACGGCCTGTTTGCTTTACGCTAAAATTCACAAAAACAAAGGCAAAAATTTGTTGCATTTAATGCTTTACTTTTCAAACACCTTCAAAAAAGCAAAATTGACTTGCATTCAGGGCAAAAAGATGATACGATACAGTTATATAAGTGTAAGCAGATAATTTCTGTGCGCTATGCGCAGTTTTACGATAAAATCCGATGGAGGACAAAGTTATGGCACTCATGCTCGATGAAGAAATGGACGAAAACGTTACGACGATCAAGGTGATCGGCGTGGGCGGCGGCGGCGGCAACGCTGTCAACCGCATGGTCAGCGACGGCCTGCAGGGCGTCGAATTTATCGCAATGAACACCGACCAGCAGGCTCTGGCCAAGAACCACGCTGCCACCAAGGTGCAGCTGGGTTCCAAGCTGACCAAGGGCCGCGGTGCCGGTGCAGACCCCGAGATCGGCCAGCGCGCCGCTGAAGAGAGCAAGGACGAGATCGCAAATGCGCTCAAGGGTTCCCAGATGGTGTTTATCACTGCCGGTATGGGCGGCGGAACCGGCACCGGTGCAGCACCCGTTGTGGCCGAGGTGGCACATGATCTGGGCATCCTGACCGTTGGCATCGTCACCAAGCCCTTCTCCTTTGAGGGCAAGCGCAAGATGGGTCTGGCAGAGCAGGGCATTGCAAACCTGCTCATGCATGTGGACAGTCTGATCGTCATTCCCAATGAGCGCCTGAAGATGATCAGTCAGGAAAAGATCACCCTGATGAATGCCTTCCAGGCAGCTGATAACGTGCTGCGTCAGGGCGTTGAGTCCATTTCCGCTCTGATCAATGTGCCTGCCTTCATCAACCTGGACTTCGCCGACGTGCGCTCCATCATGAAGGATGCCGGCTACGCACACATGGGCGTGGGCAGCGCCAAGGGCGCAGGCAAGGCCGAGAACGCCGCAAAGGCTGCTATTTCTTCTCCGCTGCTGGAGACCAGCATTGCCGGTGCACACGGCGTGATCATCAACATCACTTCCAGCCCGGACATCGGTCTGGAGGATGTGGAGACCGCAGCAGGTCTCATTACCCAGAGCGCACATCCCGATGCAAACATCATCTGGGGTACTGCGTTCGACGAGAACCTCTCGGACGAGATGCGTGTGACCGTGGTTGCTACCGGTTTTGACAACAAGAGCGCAAGCGACCTGCGCAGCAGCATCAGCAATGCAATGGGCGGCGCACAGTCCACTCCGTCTGCTGTGTTCAGCAGCGAGACTGCAAGCCCGGCAGCTTCTGCC